TATTCGAAATCACTATTGAAAAGATATTCACCATCTTTATCAAAACCCATCAATGTGGCATGTTCCCAACTCCATTTTTGTTCAGTAATAATGAACACAGGAAGGATTCCTTTCTTTTGTGCGTCTACCGCAGTTTTTACTAATGCTGTCGTTTTACCTGTATCACTATGTCCTAATAACATATTGATGTGACCCATTGCAGGACCTGGAAGACCTGTAGCTTCCAAGAAGGCGTCTCCTAAATCGAAGAAACGGTCAGCTTTGTATTCGGCTTCTTTCGAGAATTTCTTCTTGATTGCCGAGAAGTCTGTTTTTTTAATACCTGCCATTGTTTTGTTTTTAAAAATGGGGTGTATATTTCACCACCCCGTGAATTAATTAGAACGGTAAATCTGAATCCGCATCTTCATCTTCTTGTGGGTCAACCACAGGTGTTGATGGTTTTGGTGATGCGATAATCTCATCACTTGTTGATGATGAAACATATTTCTTTTGGTCACTGTCCCAACGAGGTGATTCCCCTTTTGCAACTAATTCCAAATAGTTTTCATCTTTCTTAGAATAAACATCTGACCATGTTAATTCATCATCTAACCATGTTTTTGCAACATCTGCATCTACATTTAATGGACCTGCGTCTTCAGGAATGATTGAATTGATTGTTGTGTATTCTTTACCGTTACCTGATTTAGTTAACGCTAAAGAAAGAATCAAATCACGGCCAGTTTCAGGATTTGTAATATCACCCTTGTTACGGAAAATAGGGAATACTTTATCTAAAATACCATCACCTTTCGCATTGTGTTTAAATCTCCAGAATTTAACTCCGTCATTTTCGTGGTCACGGTCGATAACTTTTACGATATAGAACTTACGAGAACGGTATGTACGAGCTAATTCTTTATCAGCATCTACACCTGTCATCATTAATCCTTCGTAAACTTCGTGTAATGGGGAACGTTTTCCCTCTTGTTTAGGGTCGTATAACTTAACCCATTTTCCATCCACCTGAACTTCGTGGAAGTAAACCTCAACAAATGGTGAAGAACCATCTTTTGTAGGTAAAATACGAATACGTCTTTCTTCACCTTTAGAACCCTTAGGTAATACGGTTGTGAAATACTTCTTCATTCTATCCTCTTGGGATACTTTGTTAGCATTGCCACTTGTGGCGTTGTTCTTGTTTTTCTCGTACTGTGCTAGTACTGCGTCAAATGTAGACATAATAATTAAAATTTAAGTTTTTAAAACGTTATAGTAAAATATACATAAAAAAACCCAGACTTGGAAATCTGGGTTAAAGTTTTTTTTAAGTTTTTTTTGTTGTTACCAAGATATGATATATCTAGGATATGTTCCCATAGTGTCATAAAATGTATCTACAGTATAACCATATTCTTTTAATGTGGTAATCATAGTTGCATTAACCTTAGCGCCATCCACTGTTATTGAATATAACCCTTGAGCGGTTGCACCCGACACTAAACTGTCGATATATGATAATGAACTTGTTGCGGTATTTGAGGCGATTCTCGCTGCTGATCCTGATTGCATTTATTTAAAGTTTTTAATTTATATTATTCCATCGTAAATAGATACGCGTATTTATTTACCAATCCTAAAAATTCATCTCTTAAGTTTAATAAATCGGTGTCAGAAGGGTCAAGTTGTTCTGTAAATTGTACCAACGCTTCTCTAGTCGTATTAACTAAACCTTTAATATCTATCTCGGATAAATTTGATAATTCTATGGTTTTTGTTTCATCATCTAAAACAAATCTACCATACTTACCCATCGCTTGTTCAATATACTTGTCAATTAATGGAGTTAAATCATCATAAAAATTACCAAATGCCTCATGTCTTGCAATACCTTTAGTTTGCCAATGACATATTTTCATTTGATTTTGTAAACCTAAAAAAAAGTTTACATTAGAACTTATATTCATCTTCTTGTTGGTCTGGATTAAATGATGTTTTTATTGTATCTGCCGGATAATTTTCCACTTCGTCTTTTGTTAAGACATATTCATTCTTACCACTAGCCTTCATTTCACCTTGTTTGTGTGCAAAGAATTCTTGTGGTTTTTCATTAAACGGATATGAATCTAAAGAACGCATCTCAAGTTTTTCTTGTGGTGTTTGTGGTTTTACTTGGTCAATTTGTGAACCTAATTGGTCAATTTTAGCCATAACTTGGTCCATTTGTGATAATTTACTTTCTAAATCACTTAACTTAGTAAACACGTCGTCCATTTTACCAATCACATTACCGTGTTCGTTTTTACTATCTTCCACATCCTTTTTAAGACTTTTAGTCATATTAACTAAATCCGTAATGTCAATTTCTTCAGTAGTGTCTTCAGGTGCCGGTACATCAGCAGGTGCGGCCATTGGGTCAACCTCAGGTGATGCTGCGGGATCAGTAACAGGAGCAGCAGGATCCGCTGGTGGAACGTCAGTAGGTAATGCTGCGGGATCTTCCGCAGGTGCCTCTTGTTCCATTATCATCGTTTTACCATATTTGTTAATGGCTTTATAACGATTTAATTCTTCTTGTAGTTTTTGTTCTAACATAGTATTAATCTTGTAATAATTGTCTACCATCGTTGGTAATATACTTTTTATTTATTCTTTCAACAATTCCGTCTTTTTCTCTAATTGTATAACACTCACCAGTCATTAAATCACATTCTTCTCTTTCCATACCATCATTAGATATGTTTCTAACTTGTTTTGGATTTAAGAATTGGTTAACCGCGTTTATTTTATTATTTTCCATAATATTCTTTTATATTGTATAAATATCCCAAATTTATTAATATTCTATGTGATGTTGAAATAAACAACGTCTCCATCGTATAATCCTAAGTCAGACATCAATTTTTTTGATAATGCAATACCATATCCGTCTAATTTAGGTCCAACATTTATTGGTCCTGTTAAATTACTTCTTGTTATCGGATTACTACCATTTGGTTGAATCGATACTTCTTTGTTTGTTTTTGGATTTAAGAAATGAGTTGTTGCACCAGGGTAATCAATTTTAACGTTTTGATTTTTGTTTAATGTTCCCACAATAAAATCTGCCGATGTTACGTTTAAGTCAAATCTTAATGAATAAAAATGTTTGCTAGTTTCACTTATGTCTCCCCAAGTTAAATAACTAACATAGTTGTTGTTACTATCGGTTGTTGTTCCTTGTACTTGTTTTGATGTTATTCTACTTAACAGACTCATCTGAATATTATCTTCAGGGGTATATGTTTTACCACCCATTGCAACCGCAATTGCTCTAAAGTAAGTTTTACCGTTATATGTTATTTTTTGAATATATTTCTCACCATCATATCCATTATATCTAACACCAAATTTAGTAACTCCAGTTTCTTTTGTTAATTGTTCTCCTTTAATTTCTTTATCCTTTCCTCCCATGTCAATTGTGAATGTACCTTGGTCGGTATTAATTGATTTTTCATTTTTGGTTGAACCTGATATGTTTAAACTATCTTGTTTAACTCTAGCAACCGCACTTTTTGTGATTCTATCAAATAGTGCACGGTAACTAGCCATAAATGAATCTTTAGGGTCAGGTAACGATGCATATGGTATTCTAGTACCCTTAAATGATGTTGAAATGGTATTGTTACTGATTTTATGAGAAACCTCAGTAATCCAATATGAACCCCTAAACATTGGTATGTTTTTTAAATAGAAATACATAGTAGGTTGTATCATAACATTACCTAAACAAGTTACGTCACATGTATATGAAGCCTGTCTATATATGTCAAATAAACCAATATCAACCTGATGTGCACTGGCACCAGATTCTGATCTACCTAAGTTTTCTTGCGCAATGAACGATTCAGTGGTATTTCTTATTGAACTTTGGTCTAAACTAACACCTTTGAAAATACCTTGATTTTGGTCACCGAAATTAACTTCGAAGGCAACAACTTTATTTGATTTAGATAGGTCGGCAGTATTAAAAATATCCGGTATTGTGATTACTAATGGATTCTTATTTGCATCACCTACATTAAAGCTATCATCGTTAAAATTATATTTTTTATTAACGTCGGATATTTCTAAATGTTTAGATGTTGGTCCCGTATATTGTAGAATCATCTTTGGTGACGACTCTTGATAGTCAACTTCTAAAAATGTTCCAAATAAATTTTGTGCAACTTTTTTAGATGGGGTTAGTTTTGATTTTGTAGATAAGTTAGTACCATAAAAATTAACATATGCGGGTAATCCCCTCATATCAAATCCCGTACCATTTATCAACATACTAATAACACCATATAAATTTTGTTTATCGTTTTCAGGTGATTCTAGTGGTATTAATTTTTCCAAACTAAAGAACGCCTTATCTCCAATGTCTCTATTAGCTTTATCTAAAAATAAGAATTCTTCCAATAGTAATCTTTGACCAATTGAATTACCTGCAATCCATTTATCATTGAATGATTTAAAATAGTTGTATTGTTCCAATTTCATCGGGCTGTCGTTATAACCGTTTAAAATTGTTTGTTGTATAGTTTTTGTTTCACTCTTCAATCCAACTATCTTAGAGATTAATGTGTTCAAATATAAATCTTGTCTATTTTGAATACCTACATACGAATCACCATTATATGAAAGAATGTTGTTTATCAAGTAAGTTTGAAATGACTGTTTAGTATTTGTACCGCCATTTTTTCTATATCCGGCATATATGTAAACAAGTGGTCTGAATAATCTAAAATAATCTTCAGTGAATTCAATATTGTTGGTACTGAAGAACTCCATATAATAATTTGTGGCAGTACCAGTATACGGTTCCGAACCTATTATTAATTTTAAATCTTTTTGATTTGTGGTATC